TTCTTTAGCGTAGACCACAGCAGTCCACCACTCCCTCCAACTAGAGGCACCTTAAGCTGGACTTCTCTTGGACCGGGAGCTTCACCAACGATTGCTATCTGTGAATTAAAAGTACCATCCATTGCACAATCAACTTTGAGGTTTATCGACCTCGCTCTCTTCAGGAACTCCTGTTGTAGCTCCTTCATGTCCTTTATCATAGCCCTTCTCCATCCAATCATTTATGAATAGCAGTACGTCTTTAACTGCTCTATTTAGCTGTCCGTCGATATTGTATATCGTCCCGTCTTTCCAACTCAGGTAGCTTCGGCTGTCTGTGAACTCTACACCTTCTCTAGCTACCTGTAGGACTTTAACAGCGGGACCAAATTCATTCTTCAATATCTGATACTCATGTTCAACACCACAATCGACAAGGAAGATTTGTGTTGGGTTTAGTGTAGTCTTAGGTGTCTTGTATAAGCATTTGTATAACTCCCTAATCAGTATCTCAGCCAAGTAGCCTTTACCGAGAGCCACACGGAGACATCGATCGGCATCTACTACTGCCTTTCGTGGTGTCATTCCATTAAGGAGGATGTCATCATCCTTATACGCTTCAAAATTATAAGGATCGAGACTAAAGAGAGCCATGACTGCTTCACGGACGGGGTTAATCATTCGTTCATGCCAGCATGTGTAGTACTTGCCATCTAGGATACCATAGGGGTGGCTGCTGGATACTAACTTATCTATGATCGTTGACTTACCACTATGGGGAGGGCCGTTCATCACTACGATTAGGTAGTTTACCATTGTCCACTCCACTGAAAAAGCGACGCGCAACTACTGCGCGCCGCATTGTCACTATGCCTTCTCCGAACATGATGGACAGTAATGTGACCATCCATCGTCTTGTTCTTGTTGATAAGTCCATTTCGCTTTCTTCATAGCTTTAAGTGTATCTGCGAACTCTTTACTATCTATCGTGAAAAACTCGCTACAATTATCACAGTGGAATGTTATATGTCGTGTACCTTTCTCAGTACGTACACTCATCGCCTTGCTCCGCATTCTCCGCAGATTAATGAGTTACTCTTATAACCACACTTCCAGCATACATTTAGAAGTTTCATTGATCCCTCCACATACTATAGCTCAACGATACACTGTCAGTTATCACAGTTACCATCTTCCTAGCGCGAGTTACAGCAGTGTATAAATTCTTACGCCCTTGTGTATACTTACTCGACTTATTAAGGACGTAGACAATCTCATCGAACTCACTACCTTGACACTTATGCGTTGTGAGGACGTACCCGAGATCGATATTACGCAAGTGGCTAGTCTGATAGACGCTCCCATTGTGTGGGTTCTTCTCATGTATAGTGTAAGGTATCTCAACTTCTCTATCACCGAAGTCAATGACCATTGAGATTACCGTATCACCATCTACATTTATATCAGTTACAAGGCCAGTCTCACCATTAAGCATCATGTTTGTATCAGGGGGGTCAATGTAACTGTGCAGCTCAGGCGTTCCGTCTTCTTTGAACGCATAATATCTTTCAAAGAAGTCCCTCGTGTCGTAGGTGTTCTCGGTACATACGACTTTATCTCCGATACCCAAAGTGATACACTTATCAGCGTGCCATTTGTGTCTCGGCGGATCGAAGGCTTTATCGGGATCAGGATTAAGAATACACTGCACTCGAACGTTGAGTTCATACGTACCTACCCAACCCTTATTACCAGTTACGATGACCTGATTACGGATACTCTTATACGTATCAGATCTTCGATATATAAATTCCTCAATCACCTTAGTAGGCATACTTGTAAACTGTATCTCGAAGTCATCCATCTTTCTTGGTATCTTACCTTTCACGATACCAAAGGCATTAGCGAATATGCCAGAACCTTCACCTTGCCTGTATACATGCTCGAGAGTTACAGATGGAAACGTCTTCAGATGGCTCTGAAATGGTGTCATCTCATAGCCTTCAGCCTTGATCTTATACTCTTCGATAGGGGGGAGTTGGTTGATATCGCCAAAACAGCGTAACAAACCACCATTTGGGAGGGCATTTATCAATTGTCGATTAAGTTTATGACTAACCATCGCATATTCGTCAGCTAAAACTACATCGTATTCTATTGGATTGAATTGTCTCCTTTTAGGCTCACCTTGACCGAGTGCTTGTCCCGTCTTCTCATCTCTTTCGTGAGGTTTCGGGAACTCAAGTAGCTTATGTATCGTGATAGCTGGTAGTCCAGTTGCCTCTCTAATGCGGCGTGCAGCTTTACCTGTCGGCGCACAGCAGATGACTGACTTACCATCCTCCAGTAAAAGCTCTGCGACTCTCTGTATAATAGTCGTTTTGCCAGTACCAGCACAGCCCGTAACACTAGCAATTCTATTCTGTGGGCTAATGCAAATTTCAATTGCTTGTCTCTGTTTAATGTCAAATAGCAACCCATCATCCTGCTCTACAGGAAGGGCTGTCATCGTTCACCTATTTTGTTTATATCGTATAAGGGATGAGGGGAGACGTTTCCCTTTAGACCGCCTCCCCTCCTTGTAGCTACGTATTACTGATTAGAGTAACTACGCAGCGACAGACAATTTCGGCTTCTTCCTGATGAACTGTGAGACATCAACGTATTTCACAGAACCGTCATCCTGAGAGAGACGAAGAATTTCAAATGCATCCTTCGACACGCTAAGAATTTCGATATTGTCGCCCTTGTACACAAGATACGTGGGCTTCATCTGACGCGGGCCACTCGACTTGCGAGTGCGTTTCGCTTCAGCCATTTTGTTACTCCTGGGTTGTTTGGACATATTATTCTCTCATGTGAGAGTGCAATTGATACTAAGATGCAGCTACAACTTTGTCAATAGTCGAACGCTTGGTGCCTTCCCATGTGTCGTGTTTGACTACCACGGTAGCCTTCAGACCGACCCACTGCGTCAGGTCGAGTGAACGACCCACCGGGGGCGCACCAATGTTCTGAATGAAACGCTTCAAGTTGAACTTCGACATCTTGTTATTCTCAAGGGAGAGCTTACGAAAGATAAGCACAAGTCCATCAGGAGCTTCGTCAATCGGATAGTCAGCAGGGAAGGCGTCAGTCTGAATGTAGAACGAGACAGCAGCGTACTTCTTATTGTTACTGCTCATCTTAGCTTCAACTGCCTTAATCTCCGCTTCGTACTGTCCCTCAGGCAGTGGCATCGGAGCTTCTGCATCATCGATGTCATCAGTAAACTCGATGATAGAACCAAGTTCGTCGTCGATAATCATTTGATGTCCTTTTGTGGTTGACTTGGTAATCTTCGTGTCATTCTCGGGGGCTGTCAAGCCGCTATCTATAGTCTCAATTGCATCATCAGGCACAAGTACTTGTGGCGGTAATTGTTTGGTCTTTTTAGCCATGTCTGTTCTCCATCTTACTTATAAGTCGGTTATACTCGCTAGTACCCGGTAGTGGGATTTTCTGCTTGTTATTATAATTCCACATCTTCCACCACGTAGCTATCCCGTCTCCCTCATTCGTATCAGCGTTATACGTATAAGGAAATTCAGGCTCTTTAGATGTCACAAACATACGTGTCTTCATTGGTTTTCGAGAGCGGCAAGGTCGAATAGCAATGTGCCGTCCTTTACCCCCAACTTCGTACACTCCCCATACTTCGCTAAAATCGATTGGAACACTGTTGGGCAATGTACCCCCAAGAGCAACGCTAATGAATAGAACTGTTCCTTCGTCAGACGTAGTTGGACTATCTTCGTGCCCGATGAAGACACAGTGCTTAGAATATTGTCCAGTGAGACGGAGGACATTTTTCACCAGCTTCAATGTCAGTCTGTTGCGGAATTGGTAGCTACCCGGAGCAGGGCGTTCTACCTGTGAGCCTTTTACTAGTGCGCTTGCGATCCCAGCATCAAGGGACTTATCACTAGCATTAGTAATGCTATCAATAATGAAACTATCGTAACGTTGAAGAACAGCTTTAGTAAGTCCAAGCGGTTCTGTCTCCGATTTGAAAGTCTCAGTGATAGCATGTGTATTAGATGAGTAATCGAGAACATCTACATCCTCCCGATTAGCTACACTAGCAGGACCGTCGGGGTCGAAGTTAACAATCAGCTTCCTACCGGGTAGTGTGCAAGCTAATGTTGTCTTACCTCCACCCGATGGACCCCATATTAACGCAGTGAGACGATTACTGCTATTCCCCGCCCTACTTATCGTTTGTCCTTTAATCGTTATTGCTTCTTCATCCATTAGAAGGGTATCTCCTCTCCATCATTAGGCACCTTCGGCAAACACAATGGAGCATTGCGCTTGGCCCATCCATATCGACGCTTATACTCGTCAAACGTATTCTCCAGACTGCCACCTTTCGTCTGCTTATCGTAGCTACCACCATTAAAGGTGAAGATGATCTCAATATCACCATCCAACGTGCGACCGTTGACGTTAATGTCGAAGTCGAAGTAGCTCGGAGGATCTTCGAGTTCACTCATCTGGTCACGCATATACTTCACAGCTTCAATGAGACGATCCTCAAGCCTACTGAATACTTCCATTGTCTTTATCCTTCTCGTTGACTTGTTCAACCTTATTCGCACAAGCAGCTAAACTCATTGCTACATCCCTAGCATCATGGACGCTAAGGAATATCTCTCCTCTTGATACTTTAATAGCAACGTAGGCGTCTTTACTCTTATCTTCAGGGTAGGCTATTCCAATGTCGATACCAACATAGCCTTCGTCATCATTTTCCTCGCTCATTAGGCATCCTCTTTTGTTAAAGGATTCCACATGTCTTCTCTAAATTCATCTACAAGCATCACCTCCTGTTCATCTCTATCAATCGTGCAGAATGGAATGAACATACACGGCTGGAAGTATCGATTACAGCTATGTGTGTACATTGGGCTACTTAATACGTCATCACGATACTTCTCAATTGTCTTATACGTATCAAGCAACCACGCTAACCATCGCTCGAAGTTTTCAGTGGTTCTAGTAACTCGCTCCGCAACAATTCCCCCAATCTCCACGTTACGAGGAAGAGGGATTTGCAGTCCATGCACGACACCGCTAGTGATATTTCGCTTTTCTCGTTCTGGAAGGATATATTTGGCGGCGAAGATGTAACCCGTAACTTGGTGAGACATGTGGAAGGACATAGCCCAGGCATCATTAATACGACTGCCGGTCTTGTTTTCGTGGACTTCAATCTCTCCGTTGTCTGCGTTATCAATGATTGCATCGACTTTTCCAACAAACCTAAATCGTCTAGCACCATGTTCAATGTAGATATTGATCGGTACTTCGATGCCAATAAATCCCATCTCCTTGTCCACGTAAGGAGTCCATGCTCGAAAGTTGTAATGTTGTAAGTAAGCTCTGCAAGCATCCTCGATGTTTTGGAGAGTTCTACGTTTATCTCTTGGATCATCGTAGTACCCGGAGGTGTGGAGTGCTTCAAGAGAGAAATTCGTGATCCTTTCTTCAATGGTTTCAGCATTTCTATAAGCGACGTGCATCGTATCAAATCTATCGCGGCCGAAGTGCTGCGTTCCCTTAATAATTGCAAACTCTCTATGATCTCCTTCAAATAAGGAAGCATATCTTGCGGCGGCAAATACCTCATGACTTGCACTCCCGGCTTCTAGAGCTAAGTTACGTCCCTCCGCTGTTGGCGTTAGACCCTTTACATATCGGATCATGCCCCACATCGGACATGTATTAATTGCAGCACCTTTAGTGTGATCTATCCAACTAAGGTGATCGTCATCTTTAGTAGCTAATCGTATATTATAATTCATCATTATCTTCTCCTTCTTTCTCTGTATCACCTATAGCTTTACGTATAGCCGTTACGGCTTCGTTAATTCGTCCGGGATTAACGTGATACAACGCAGCGATATCGTGTTGAGAGATGCCACCAATTATATACCAATAAGCAGCAGATAGCTTCTCATTTGGTGTTAGATCGGTTTTTACAACGTGTCCTCGTCTCATTACCTCTCTCCTCTCCATATCTCGTCTAATACTTCTATATCTTTATCTATGTATACAGGCAGACTACCCAACTTCCTCCACATATCGTAATGTTCAAGCATCTTATACTTATAATAGAAGTATCTCACATGCCTAATAATAGGCCATCTTTTCATTACTCATCCTCCGGTATCTTCGCACGTATACGTTCTACTTGTTTTCTTAGATCACCATATCCACTCGCAGTCGCACCTAACATATCTATGATCTTATCACATGTACGAGTGAGTTCATTCATCTGTTCGTTCATCGCGCTAATATGTTCAATGATCTCCGTCAGTGTTATAATAGCAGCTTTCTCAGGTCCGAGTTCACGAAATCGTTGCATTACTTGTGTAGTTTTAATCATGCTGCGTCATCCTTGTCGGTATTGTGATTAGTTTGGCTGGTATTGTGATTAGTTTGAGCGCCCTTTGGTCGCGACGGAGGTCCACTTGTTTC